CCTAAACCAGCGCCTATACTGTGAGTTGATGCGCCAAGAGTGCTTCCAAGTCCACCAGCCATAGCGGCTTCTGTCAACTTCAACGGAAGACTGCTCCTTTTCGGTCCCTCCATTCGATATTCGATTTCTTTTTTCCACGGCTTCAGTTTCGCAAACACCTGATTCTCTGCGCGTATTCCAGGAATCTTATCTTCAAGTTCCTTCATCAAATTAAAGTAAACCTGATCCCAGACATATTCCTGTGTAGCCGTTTCTATCGTCGGGACTGCGCCTTTTTTCTTGAACGCCTTTTTACCTATGAACCGCTTGGCCCGGTTGGCCTGTTCCAGCGTCATGTCCCCGTATTCTCCGGGTTTTATGTAATCGTCAATGGCCCTGGACAGAGCATCGGCATACCTTAGTGCCTCATCTTCTCTTGTGGCAAGATCGGGATGTTCTTTGTTTAGTATCTCGGTCTTGAATTTGGCAATAGCGGATTCCTTGTTGATCCGCATTTCAGGTGCCGCCTGTTGAGCCGTCATGAGTTTGTTCTGTATGCGGTTCTCCGTCGCATCAAACAACGTTTCGATTTTCTTCAATGACTGCTCGGGATTCCCCGCAACCCGATATTCAAGAAGCGCCTGCGGATCAAGTCTTTCTCGATGAATGACCGATGGCCTCGGGCCAATATTGCGTTGTAAAATCGTTCCAGCTTCCTTCTTCAACGCCGCGCCTGTTGCCCCGGCAGCGCGTTCAACCGCACCCTCGGCGGCACCCACGATAGGTCGTGCTCCGGCGGCACCAGGAATCAGCATCGACAGATTCGCGGCGGCGCCAATATTCCGCTGCATCCTTTGGGGAGTAGCCTGCACTACAGCACCAACAGCAGGAGCCACGGAACCCGCGAGCAGTTGCTGCTCTTCTGGTGTCAGGGCCTTATTGAGATAGTGCTTTCCGACCATGCCCAGGGGTATCAACAGCGGATCAAGTACGGCCCCGACAGCTTCGCCGCCGGCCTGCGCAAAGCCCTCTGTGAGCGTCTGGCGAGCCCCAGGAGCCACGATCTGCCGTCCGGTGATGTCGGATAGGTATGTATCCGCGCTTCGCTGTATGGCCTCTCCTGCGCGTTTCTCGCGTTCGGCCCAGGATTGACCGATTTTTTGCCCCATTTGTTGAAACACGCCAGGCCGCTTCTCCGGCGCCGCGGTCGGCTGGCCGGCCTTTGTATCGTCATCAAAGGCCCCTACTTCGGTTCGCCGCGCGTCCATAGCGGATTGCCACTTGGAGGAATCTACTCCAGCGGCTTTGAGTTTCTTGATAAAGTCGGTTCTGGTCATCACTTGTACCTGTTGATGATGTCATCATCCGAAACGTTTGCGCCCGTGGTGTCGGGAGAAATCTCGGATTCAAATAAGTAGTCATAAGCTCCCGTTACATCCTCCGGGTCAACCTTGCGCTTCTTCGCCATGCGTCGATAATTGTCATAAAGCGGTTTCGTTTGTTGCTTCGCTGTCCTTACGCTTCGCTTGACAATGTTCAACATGCCTTGGCGTTGTGTATCGGTTAAGTTCAATCCGCCGTTTATTAACTTGGTAGCAAGAGCCTGTGCATTCTCAACACCAGAAAGCCCTTTTGCAGCCCTGTCAAATTCTCCCGGCATGACTACGCTAGATGGGTCAAGCGCCTTTGCGATAAAGTATCCTAATGTCTGGTCAACTTCATATCGTGTCGCTTGACCGGCCTTGTATTTATTCCACACATCCTCGGCAGAAATTGCGGCGGTTGTTGCCGTTTTCAATGCTTTGATCTCAGGATGCGCCTGAAATTCTGTGCGCAGACCACTTGCCATTCCAGCCGTTAATGTGCTAGTGCCTCCAGCTTCAAGTACATCCTGTTCTCCGGCAGCTTTTCCTTTTTGTGATCCTGCTGCTCCAGCTAAACCCATTCTGTAACGCTTATTTACCTCCAGAGTCTGTACTTCTGGATCAAGTGTTGACATTGGCGTGTATCCTCCGCGGTTCAATGCCGCGAATTTTAGTTTTGCCAATTTTTTTTCTTCTTCGGTGCTATTGGGATCATCTACCACGGCCCGCATTTCATCCCATAGTCGTATCGCCTTGTCTTTGTCGGTTTCTTTGGGTTTTCCGTTCACCGTTCCATATACGCCCTGTATTGCTCCCAGCACATTATCTACAACCGGATACGCATCGGGTCCAAAATTGTCGGGCAGTTTGATACCGACCTGTTCCTTGCCGGTTGCGTCTACCCATGATAGGCCATTCGCGAGTTTCTTGACGTATTCGTATGTGGACTGCGCAGCAACCGTATCCCCGGTTGTGTAAAATTCGTTGGTCTTGTCGAGAAGATTTTTAAGTACACCCGCGCCTTTAGCTTTAGCATCAAGCTGGCTGTTGATGTACTCTAATCTGGCGCTCTGCAATTCCTGTTGTGACTTGGACATGCTCAGGGCTTCGGCCTCACGTTTCAAATACTCGCCCTTATATTTCTCGGCCAATGGCAAGTCAATCTGTGCAGCACTCGTATAGAACTTGTCAATATTCAGCGATCCATCTCTGTTGAGTGAAAATGGCACAAGTGCCTGTATCTGCTTGTCCTTCAATTGCTGCTCACGAATCGCGTCCTGCTCCATTCTTACGGATTCTTGGCGCTGCTGTTCGCCTTGGATGTTCGTGCGCTGCGTGGCAATGCTCATGCTTTGCTGCGGAATCTGCGGCATTCTGACAAGCGTTGAAAGCGGCTGGACTTGTGAGTAATCGGGCATACATGCTCTCCTATTGGCCAAGCAGGGCAAGAATTTGGTTTATCAGGTCCGTATCGCTTCCGGTTTGCCCCTGAGCGTTCCTTGATTCACCAGAGTTCGTATTGAGTACCGAAGAAATATTCCCCATGTTGTTCTGATTTGTCTCCCCGCCCCCTCCGCCAATCCCCCCGGTGTTCTGGATGAAATTGCTGTTGATCTGCCCCTGGTTCTGCCAACGGTTCGCCGCAAGGTTGCCCGCGGCAACGGCTTGACCGGCCTGAATATCACCGCGACGCAACGCCAGACTCGATAGAGTATCGCCGAGCATCCCGGTCGCATTGCTCATATTTGTCCCGGCGTTGTACCCCATACTCGCCGCTGATGCAAGGCGACCGTACCGATTGCCCATCTCCTGAGATTGGGCGTTGTATCCCGCGTTGTACTTGCCAAACAAGAAATTGCGCATGTTCGTATACTCAGAAAACTGCTGCTGCCGGCTTTGCATGTTCCGGGAGAACGCATTCCCATATTCCTCAGATGCCAACCCCTGGCCATATCGTGCGAGCGCCTTCTGCGTCGCCCCGGAAAGCATGCTTCCGCGTGCCGCCGCCGAGGATTCAATTGCGCGCTGCCCCTCGGCTTGCCGGAACTGATAGCCGGGTTCTTGCTCAAAATTGAATTCGGGAGCCTTGTATTCGCCATAATCGGGCTGATTGGCGGCATAGTCGGGCATGTTGAACGTGCCTGCGGTGATAGCCTCGTTGAGGGTCCTCCACTGGCCCGTACCCAGGTCATAGTAGGGTTTGTAAAGATTGATCGCCTGTTCTCCGTAGTCCGTGGCAATGCCCTCGGCCGCGCCGGTAGCTGCGAGTTGCGCCTTTGCGGCCTTTTTGATGGCCTCCTGCTGGTAATACGTGGCGATCAAATCAGTGAGCATTGATTGCGTTGCATCAATGCCCTGAGTGAGATAATCAATTCCCGACATATTGTGTCCCTTCAGAATGCCGCGACTTCAAAATCAGCCATGGCATCAAGAAAAACTCGTGGTACGGGATCGCTGTAAACGACGCGAAATACTCGGTCCCGCGAACTTCCTAACTGCCGCCATGTAACGCGATGCCGGTATTCCCCGACGCGCCCCGCGGATTGCCAGTGCTCCGAACTCCACGTATTCCCGCCGTCGTCGCTCCACGTGAGCATCAGTTGGGGATCGCTGCCCTGACCCGATTGAATCGTCCCGGTATGCGTGGGATCATCGGGAGCCACATAGGCCGTCTGTTGTAGCGCCGTGCCGACTTCCATGTCAATTTCCAGCTTGCGGAATATCACCCTTTTCTTTTCGGCGTGCACGTGTGGAAACGTGCGGACCGCGCGCAGTACCGCATTACCAACATCCTTGTATGTTGACAGATCAAGACGGTAGATTCCGCCGCCATCATGCACGCCCACGTAATTCTGACGGTTGAAAAAAGCGTGTGCGTTCGCTTTGATTCGATGATATTTGGCATAAACGATATCCCAAAATCCGCGTTCATGCCACATGCCCGTAGTCATATCGTATACCACGGTCTTGTCACCAGTGGGGAACGTCAGCACGTAAAAATGATGGCCCTCCTGCTGATAGCAGAACCCCACGGCATCATCGGTGCGCACCATTTGCCCCAGAAGGTATTCGATAGCATGCGTGCTGATTCTGACTGGAGAGAATCCCTGGCTCATCCATACCGTGTTGTGCCCCTCGGTGTTGCTGCCAAGCCAGAATACTGAAGGTCCATTACTGGCCGGAGAATACAGGGCCTCAGTACCAACATCAATAAATGCCCCGTTGATGCGTTGAAATGGGAAGTCCGATTCTCCCGTAGTATACCAGACCTCCGCGGTACGACTTCCGAATAACCACAATTCGTTATTAGTTCGCACAATTGACTTTAAAGAATCGGGAGAACCCTCGGCCGTTGAATAGAAAGAAGCGTCCCATGTCTCTCCGTCGTAAGCTCGCGATACCTGAAATTGTCCGGTTCCGGGCTTATTGCCGACGAAAAATCCATCTTTGAACACTACATGGGTAGATCCGGGAAACTCCGACGCGACCGTATTACCCAAAATATCAACATCCCCATCTGTAATTACCGCGAACGTCCCCGCATCATGTACCTTGCCGGTCGCGGCGTCCGTCCAGTCTTGCAGGTCAAGGATGTATCCGTATTTACCGTCGGTAATGAGCAGTTGATTGCCGTTATCGGCCATAGAAACCCGATCCGTCAGCGTAACCAAATGCCCGCGATCAACCACCCTGCCGTCACTGAGGATTTCGTTGAGCACCGATCCGCGCACGCCAAAGAAGTGCCCCGCGCCTGTCACGTACAGCCCCCGGCATCCCCCGGTGCCCGTCATTGTCGTAAACGCTACGTATCCCGGACAGCCGAGGAGACACAGCACGGTTTTTGACGATGATTGATTGATTTCAGGATATAGATTCATGCATTCCTGACAGTCAACCGCGACTGATCTATGTTGGTAAACCTGGCCGATGAAAGTAATTTTCGGCATACCAATCATGCGCCTTCGTAGATGTTGAATGCTCTGCGCTCACCTATCATATCTTCGCATTGCATGAGCACGTCAACGGCATTTGTGGTCTTCAGAACCGCCTTTGATTTCGCCGCGCGATCCAATACCAAGGCCGGTATGGCAACCCCAAATTCCGGCGCGAGTTCCACCGCAAGATTGTACCGCAACGCCATTTCATATCCGGGCGGCAACGCCAAGGCGTCCGACAGTTCCGATACTTCGGTGAACGCCTTTCTGTAAATCAGGTGCAGCGCGTTGACTGCTGAGGGCACCGGATATACGTATATCGTGCCCTGCGGATACGCCGCGTTGTAATACAAATGCGTAGGATATGTGGATGCCGATGCTTTCATAGCGATAGCGAAGTATTCATCGGGACCAATCAGCGCCAACGGCAGATCATCCGTGCCGTCCCTCACAAATGCCGAATCAATCGCAATCGGCCTCACCCCCGAGAACGTCGCACCACTTCCTATGGTGTACGATCCCACTCCTATCTGCAAATTATACGCGGTATCGGTGCGCGTATAGATCATCAATCCCTCGTTGCCCCACAGGCCAAGCATCATATTCCAGACCTGCTTTGCATTGGCAGCCGTAGTTGCGTCAATCGTTTCGTCTGCGCTAACCACGCCGATAAGTCGCAGAGACGCCTTTATCATTTCAAGTGCGGTCATTTCGGTTTCTCCGCGTCAATAGTCTTGGTCCGCATAGCCGGCAATCGCACTATTCATACGATTGATTTCCGTGTCTAGGCGTTCATTCAAGTCCCTGCTGATCGTTTCTCTTCTGAAGCACCCATAAAGTACATTGGTGCCTACGTGTTCAAACTCAATGTCAGGATGTACCCAAACCTTGCCCCCCATCGCGCGCCATTTGCGGCAGAACTCGACGTCCTCACCAAACCGTTTGCCCTCATACGTAGGACACGAATAGAGATTCACGGTTCGCCCGGTATGTGCGGCCCGGGAATCCGTGTAGTAATCATGTTGGTATCTGTCAACCATCTTTTCTAGACATGACCGTTGAAAATGCACGAATCCACCGGGCGCCCAGACGACTTCAACGAGTCCGCGGCCATCCGGTTTTGGGCCCTCCTGAAACGTCTGCACCGCGTATTTTCCGTTGTGTTTCATCGGATACACGCCGCAGATCATTTCTTCGTCGGTAAGCAATAGATTAAGAAAGCCAGTCAAATCCCATCCCAGATCACTGTCAATCATAATCAAGTCGGTAGGCAAATCGGGATGCGCGAGAAAATGCGCTATGATGCTGTTTTTTGCCCTGTCAACGTATGCGTCTCCGCACACCTCCGCCCACACCCATTTGATCTTCAGAAACTCTAGCGCACGTACAGTATTCAAAAGGGAGCCCACGTAAGGCACGTGGGCCTCCTTTTTGTAAAACGGCGTCGCAATCATAAGCCGCATCTTATCAATGCGGCTCTGATACTTCGGATCAAGCGTGAATTGTTCGCTCATGCCGTGATGCCGAAGTTTTTCAGCGCGGTGATGATCGAACTCACGGCCGTATTGATTGCGTTTGCCTGCGTGCTCGTAGCGAATCCCCACCCGCCATTTGACGCGGTCACGGTCCCCGGATCGGTGATTGCCGCGGCCTGCGTGACCGGCGTTGCGCCATAAGCACTGATCTTGTCGCTGGACGCACCGGCAATTGTAGTGCCGTCATCCATGCGGCCTCCAAGTTGTTCAACTGACGACATAATTCATTCCTTTCGGTTGAGTTACTTTTTTGTCAATCAATAGGGTAGCGGGCAACTACCCGCTACCCATCCTCTTTCCTTCAACTACGCACCGAACACCCTGACACACCACTCGGGTCTCGGCATAACGACACCGAAGAAGCAGTCCATCCTCGACAACATGCGCGCGTTGACGATATCATAGCCACGCACAAAGCGGATGCTGATGCCATCGGATGCCACAACCTCAGCCATGTCCATGCCGCCCGGCTTCTCCAAGTCAGCAAACGCCACAGCGCAGGACTCGGGAGCAAAGACCAGATTCTGCTTGTACGCAGTGCTGGCCGTGCCCTTGTTAACAATCGCGCCAGTCGTCGGAACCGCTGTAACGTTTTGATCGGGACCGCTGGCGTACACGATGGGCCTACACACGAGATCCCCGGCCCCGCCACTGCTCGTCACGAGCGCCGTGACCACAAACTGCTGAAGCACGCCCGTACTCACCTTTGTTTCAGCGTTGACCTGGTACACGCCCGCAACCGTAATCACGTCGCCCTTGGCGAATGTTGCCGAGGAGTCGGCGCCGGTATACGGAATCGTCCCCGTGGCTTCGGTGTACCCGGCCGCGATGGGTGTGGTATCATCACGACTTCCGCAGGTATGCGCCGGCACAACCTGGCTCATGTACCACTCCATACCCAGCGCGTTGCTCGAAGGCATGATGCCCTTCTCAAACATCGTGCTGATGTAGGGCCGCGGGTTGTACTGTCCGGCCAGGGCGCCCACCATTGACGCCTCGGTCTGCGGCTCGATCACGGCGATCTTGCGGCCCCCATCGGGAGACAGGCATTCCGCGAGTTTGCGACGTGCGTCGAGAAAATAGCTGGACGCATTCGGGCTCGTGCCCGGGGTACCCACCGCGTTGAACGTGTTCTGCACCATATGCGTCGCCACATAGGCATCGATGGCAGACGCCAGAAGCTGCGCGTTGGGCACGATGTAACGCTTGCTGAAATCCTCGATGTCCAGCGCTAGTTCGGCATCACTGAAATTCAGATCGACGCCGCGGATCTGGTCGATGGTCAAATCGACCTTGCGCTCAGTCAGGTCCGATTGGTTCATCGCCCACGTCGAGCGCACCGTGCCGAGCGCGGGCTTGCGAATCGACACGGTCCTGCCGGCCCGACTGACCGGTCCGAACGATTTGCCAAACAGAGCATTCCATGAGTGATCCACATTCCGCGTCACGTGCAACGAGGAATGCAGGACAGCAAGAAACTCCTTGCTGATGAGCGTACTTGTCAAAAGAGTATTCGACATACACTATCCTTTCAGGTTTGTTTTCTCATCTGTTTCCGCCACTCCCTGTACTCATCCATTGACATTTCATCAACGGATTTTTCGGGCTTGGCGGTCCCGCCGGGCACCGGCGTAATCGGCGCGGGCGCGCCAGATGCCGGTTTTGACACAGCGCCGCCGTTACCCGGCTTCGGTTGTGCTGCTATCGACGCCTCAATGCGCCCGATCTCTCGGGCAGCCGTTATCGGCGTCATACGGGCGATCCGTTGAGCAAGTGTGGGGTCCTTGCCAAGCGCGTAGACGACCTCGGGAGCAACCTCAGACTGTTGAATGATCTCAAGATGCGTCACGGGCAACATGAGGGCGTCAGTGGCCTCCATGACTTCATCCCAATCCGCGTACTTCTTGCTCACCTCTGCAACGCGCTCGCCGAACCGCGTTTCCGCGGCTTGCCGGGTCTGCGCTTCCGTGACCCGCTGTATCACCGTCGGCAGAGCGTTGTTGAGTTTCCAGTCCGTCAGCGCGTCGATGTACTCGGCATCACTGCCGTATTGTTCGCGTGTCGGCTGGGTGTTTGTGGGAGCTTGTCCTTGGGGTGCTCCCGCTGTGGCGTCGGCCCGGCCCTTCCAGTAGTTTTTTTCCGCGACAAGCTGCTGTATGCGGCGTTGTGCGCGTGATTCTCTCGGGGCTTCCGCGGCCGTAGTTGCTGACGCGGGCTGAGCATTCGGGTCTGCTGCGGGTGCCGCCGGTGCTGCACTCGAATCGGGGGTTGCCGCTGTCCCTGCTGCTGGTTGCTCGACAGGTTTTGTCAGATCGTCCGCCATAGTCTCTCCCTGTTCGCCGGTTTTCACGATACCGGCATCGTCTGTTCCTGTGATTGTAACGCCGGTTGAGCCGGAACCTGCTCGCCCTGCGATGTATTTTGACGCATGCGGTTAGCATACGAGTATTTCTCACGCATAACGTCCATCATGTCGCGCGTAACGTCAGTGCCTTTGATGATTTTCGTCTTGTGAAGCTCGGTTTCGGCCTGCAAAAGCGCAATGTCCATCTTCAACTGACGATCAAGGTCTTTGTCACGCGAATCATTGGACAACTTCTGTACCATTTGCATGAGTTTACTGTTGAGAAGTTGGAGTTTCTCAACGTCGCCCACGATTGCCTTGACATCTTGCTCTGTCGGCGCTTCGTTCTCCTTGGATTCCAGTAGTTGGGGCGGGATTGCCTTGCGCAAGCGCGCCGCAATGTCACGAGCGCCCGGAAAATCAAGGTTTTCAACGAAAATATCGCCCGAGACCTGCGCAACCGGCGGAAACACGCGGATCAATTCAAGGATGGATTGCGTTGCCTCTTCGCGCTTGCTCTGATAGCCGGGTCCAACGTCCACGATTACATCATATTTACCGCCGCTCATGTCGTGGAATTTGGGTTTTCCGTCTTTCTGATACTGTTCATTGACTTTGACAACCTTGTCCTCTTTGTCTTCACCGATGATATGCACGGTGCGCGGCGTATCATAGTAAATCGGCAGCAATTCTACTATGATCCGTCCGGCTTGACGCAGGGACTTCGCAAGATTGTCGGCAAAATCGAAATTAGACACGTCTGATTGGCGCTGCCGCGACAAAATGGCCTTGCCGGACGTTTCATTGCCCTGCGCGCCAAGTGAGGCATCAAAAATGCCGGTCACGGCCTTGATGTCGTCTCCAGCTTCTTTCGCCGCGTTGACGTATCCCATGGGTATCTGCGGTGAATCAACGCGCTTGGGAGGTGGAAGGACCCCGTTTCCAGTGGCGTCAACTATCGCCTTGTATTCGAGGTACGCATGGTTCGCCGTGTTTGCCGTTTTCCATTTCGCTTCTTGTCCCTCAAATTGTCCCTGCGCCCCGATGAATGGTGTACGAGGGGCGAGAGCTATCATCTCAGTCTCGCACGACCTCCAATAATTGAACATGCGCTGAGGATCGCGCGCGAACCGAACAAGGCTAATGAGTGTAAGCTTTCCATCAACTATCATCTCCTCACCAATGACGGGAATCACGGGATGATACTTGATCGGCCACTCTTGTCTTTCAAGAATGGCTCCTGATGTGAGTTTGTACCATTGCCAGGTACGTTTCGTGCTCCGGCGCTCTTTGATAATCAGTGCGGGGTCAAGTGGCTTGACAGTCGTTGTCGTGCCGTCTGCCAGCCGGTATAGCGTCACCGGGGTCTCTTCCATCTCAAAATACTCGGCAACACGGACCATCTTTTCAGTAATCCACTTCACATCCGGAGAATTTATCCAGTCCTGCGGGTTGTAATCGGGAAACTTCGCTTTGAAATCCTCGTGCGTCATATCCGTGGTGATGAACAGATACGGCGCATCCGCCCAATCCACACGTTGACAAAGATGCACGGGGAACCATACTGAGTAGGCGTCTTTGATGCGCTCTATAAAAATGTCCTGATCGAATGATTCGGGATCGCAATAGTCGGTGCGCACGCGGAAAAATCCAAACCCATGCCGCACAGCATCGAAGACCGCGGTATCATACGCCGATTCAGCGTCACTGCTGTACGCAATGTGTTTAAGCAGACCGTTCTTGACATCTGCGGTATCGGGATCATCCTTGTCGTCAGCCGGGCGCAGGCGAATCGCGGGCCTGTTCTGTCGGTTCTCATTGACAACACGTTTTACGTAGGTCTTGACTTTATTGATGACAAGGCAGGGCCTATGCGTGTCATCGCGCTGCTTTTTCAGTGCGCTAGGCCATTGCTCGCCAGCAAGGAACTTGTCATCCTTGTTGGCATCTAAACGCAGTTCCGCCATGGACTCTTCGCAAATGCGAAAGCGTTCCATAGCGCGCTGGATGATCTTACGGTCGGCTTCGGTAAGTTGCTTTGCCATTGATTACCCTTGCGCCAGTGCGTTTGAGATGTTCATACATTGCCCCACTGTCAATCTTTTGCGACAATTGACGCGCCAGTTTACGCAAACGCTTTGCCTGCTTGCCGTTCATCGGCGCTTCCCGGATTGTTGTTGCGTGGACTGCGTAGGCGCCGGAGGTGCGGGGCGTGCCTCTACAAGAGCCCCGAATGTCCTCATACTGTACTCCATAGTGCAAAGCGTGTATCCGGCAAGCAATATTGTCAAGCCGCTACCGTTCTCATAATACGCCACAATGGCGTCCGTGTTGATCTGCACTGGTTGCGGCTTATTACCGGGCGATGTCATTGCCTGTATCGTTACCCACGCATTCATGTCATCCATCCCCCTTCTTCACGGCAGCTATAGACGTACTCAATCCCGGGGTCTGCGCGCGGCCTGCGCTCATCGTCCTGCACCGGTAAAGTCATTCCGGCGAAAGCAATGCGCAGCGCATCGCTCGGGTCCTTGTGTTTCTCAGCTTCCTTTTCGCTTTGATCTTCGGTACGATGAAATTTGCAGGACTGAATCACGTTTCGGCACCACGGCGCAATGTAGAAATTGGGATGATTGAACTCGTTGACAATTGGCGAACGATTGTACTTCATCGCGGTTATGATCTTATCCCGTTGAATGTCAATGATGCGCTCAGGAGGTGCGATCATACTCACGCCAACGTTGCCGAGTTCCGTTATAACCCCCTGCGTCTTGGTGCTCCAGTTCTCACCGCCAGCGCCTTTAGCAAACCTGGTGTCAATGAATCGCCGCTTCACATGAAGACCATGTTCGCTTCCGTCTCGTGCAAAGACGGCCTGCGCGAGTTCTTGCAATCCACCCCACTCAGACAACATCTTGTCTTTACGATACTCGGCATAGAACTTGTTGTAAAGACCATATTCAGGCCACTCGTTGTAAACCCAATACGTATAAACATCATCAGCAACGAGCCAGCGCATGACCCACACACAAAACGGGAAAAATTTACTATGCGGGTCCATCGCCATAAAGCACTGCGCGCGCGGACGTACAAACGCAAAATCAAAATCCTTGACATGTACATTCTCATCAAATGGAGTCCACACCCGCCCACCGAGCCCACCCGGCTCTCCCAACCAGATATGACGATAAGCTGCGGGATCATTGGTCCTGCAATACTCCGCCTCTTCCTTGATTTCTCGCGATAGCCATTCCTGCGGAATATCGGTATAATTGAGTTTGCATATCACACAATCAGGCGGGCGATTGACGATGAACCTACGATACACAGGATCATCTTCGCTGCCGGTATTGAAAACAATCCAGATTTCACTATTAGGTTCACGTATTGTCGGAATCAGAACTTCCCACGACTCATCACTGATTTTGTCAGCCTCTTCACAGAAGACAAGATTGATGCCTTCCATGGACTTGATCTTGTCTACGTCAGTGCGCAGTCCAGCAAAGAGAAAGATACTCCCGCTTTGAATGCATGTGATTTCGTTTTTTGTTGACCTGAACTGATGTGACATTCCAAGAATGTTTATCTGATCCAGGATAAGTCGGTATACCGATTCCTGAATGGAATTTTGTATCTCGCGAGTGCATAGAATGCGTAATCCCTTTTGCTGGACGGCATGCCGGAGAAGCATCTTTACAAAGGACGTTGACTTAGACGAGGAGCGCCCGCCATAGCATACGCGATACCGATATTTTCCGTCAAAGAGAACGCCGATACGGCCGGGGAGTTCAATCGATGGTCTCATTGAGGAGCACCGTCGGTAGGGGGACGTGTGACGGCAGTCGTATCTGTTTTGTTGATGAAGACAACCTCGAAGCCGGTGATTTTGTCGCCCCCAGAGGTCAGATCGACTTTCTGAACTGGCGGTTTTTCGTATACGTAAACATCCCAATCGTGATCGATCAGGAACTTGGCCGCCATCTGACGAGTACGAAAATCAGCCTCTGGATCAACGGCGATGCGCTGCAAATGGCCGATTTGCTCCCGAACCTCCTCCGGAGTGAGGCAACCGTGAGCGGCAAGTTTAGCGTCTACCGCGCGGATAATGGCGCGGTCGTCCGTGTTCTGCGACACCAATCCCCCGAATCCCCCATAGGAAGGGCAAGAAGTGTCTCGAAATCGACCGATTGATAGACACTTATGTCTTGAAATATACCACGATGTGTCTTGAAATGCAAGACATTTCGAGACGGTGTTGTATTGTTGGGCACTTTTTTATACCCTTTCCCCCCGTTCCCCTCATACCCGATATTTCTTAGCGTGTGTGTGCGTGCGGGGACAATTATGCGTAAGTGCGGTGTTCTCGGTTGAGAACGCTTTGTTGCGATTGGTGCAGATAGTTATAGCATTTGGTAGGGAATGGGAGTAGAATATAGATATGAGAGCGAAGCACAAACATCAACCCGAGGAGGGCAGTATGAAGGCGTTGAACTGCGATCTACCTGATGAACTGTGGGACCGGCTGACGCACCAGAAGACGCGTACAGGCGTGCCCAAGACCGTGATGGTGCATCGGGCGCTGGACGCCATGCTCA